CCGGAATCCATGACGCCTTTGTTGACTCTCTCATAAAGACAATCTCCTAGAACGGAGACTGCATTCGTACAGATTCGACAAAAGTTCCTACTTGCGTAGAGCCACCTTCGCATACCGCCTTTGTGTGTTACGGTAAGTCTATCAATTTCGGCCCTAGCTCGATAAAGCTGTGGCGTATGTTGAGATTCAAACCCCTTAAAGTCAGTCTGTGTAGGCATAGTACCAACAGACTGTGACTTGTCCTTCACGAAATCGTAGAATTGTTTAGTCATTGAATCGGTGAACCCTATTCCGGTTGCGGTCCCATTTCGGTACAATCTCTGGCGTAAAATCTTAGATTTCTCCGTGTATAATACGCTTTCGACAGATCCATCAATAGCTGAGACAGAGCTTATCACTCTGAAAGAACCATCGATGAACTTCCTCTTCGGATTCGGCTCGTTCTTTATGAACACACATATGGGGTCTGCGTATCCATAACGAACCAAATCTAAATCGGATTTTACCAGCTGATCAAAATCAATACTAATATCAAGTCGAAGGTGCAACCTTGCGATTGCTACCTTGATGTAAAAGTCCAGGTTAGCCTTGATCCATCCTTCGTTAGTTGAATATTTCAAATTTAATGGATAACCTGGTGATTTATCACCACCCAGTTCGGAAAATGCTTTAAATATCTTGGTGTAGAAAACAGAATAGTTATCCCAATCATCATCACATATCGTGTGAGTCAATAGAATATCGCCTCTGTCCCTAGCAACCAAGCGCACAGCCTCGCTGAGTGTCGCCTCGTCCAATGGGCTAGCTCTAGGTCTCTCAAGATTCTTAATATAAGCCTCTCGAGTTACTTTTGAACCGGTAGGTGGGTTTGCAAAGCCAAGGACTCTCTCTCTAGCGCCTTTTCCCATGCTCTCTTCAAGCGCTTGGAGGCGCTCTTGGAGAGGTTGGGGGGCAGGCTTAGAGCGAGGGTCTTTCCTTGGCCGGCACTTCGCGACGCGAGTAAGCGATCGGTCGATTTCTGGACTGACTTCTTCAATGCGTTGCTCCTCGATGTGCCGGATAAGGCAGCTGTAGGCTTCGGCGAACTTGTCTTTACCGGCTTCCTCAAGAGTTTTACGTCTTTCGTTAAGCCAGCGACAAAATCCTCCTTCTTAACCTCCACCGGAGGTTCAGGGGGGGGATTATTCTCCTCCAAGGACTTAGTGTCATCAGGATTCTGAGGAATCGTGACTGGACTTTGTCCTTGTTCAGCCTGACTGGGCTTCTCATGCGTTAGAATCTTAGGCGTCTCCTGCTTGGATGCTTCTCCCCTAAAGCCTTTCATAGCTCTACGTAAGACTGGATCTGCTGAATCAAATTCACCATTGACGAGGAACTCGTACTCTTCCGCGGGGGTCATCCTCCCGTAGATATCGTCTTCATATCCATCGCCTCTGCTGTAAGTCAGTAGGAACTCCTTGCGTTGTCCCATTCCTGGCTCAAACTCATCGTCAGCAAAATCGTACTCAGTACCTTTAATAAGCTGTCTAAACTTATCGTGTCCGTACTTAGCGTCGACAAATTCCTGGGCGAACATCTTCTGTTGTTCCAAGTATGAGGTATTTCTACCTTTTGCCGACGAGGGTTTCCCTCTACTGGAAAACCCCCACGCGCCTTCTGGGGTGAAGGAGAAATCTTCAACATCTTCTAAATCAGA